CAACGGTGATTTTGTAGTTTGTTGCTGCAAATATTGCCATCTTTTATTTTCCTTTTTCTAGTCTGCGTAGCAAAGAACTGAAAACTCTGCTGATAGATATGTTACCTCACCAATAGGTATCTGGCCGTAATTTCTCATCTCACTAACCCTTGTATCAAAGGCTTTCCCACCAAGAGTTTTATCACTCTCGATTGCTAGTTTGATGCTGGATGAACCTGTGCTTGACACAAATCCATCAAGTTTATTTTGCGCTGTTCTTTCGTCTACTCTGCCAACGATTACTAAAACATTGAATGTGTAAGTTTGCATGCCTCTTTTGAATGAGTCGTCAAAGGAAACTGAAACAGGGACAACAATTGCAATAGGTGGGTTTGGGTTGTCTGGCACAAAAGAAGAAGTTCTTAAACCTGTGATGGTTGCAAGGTTAGTTGCTATACCTGTTCTTAAATCTGTGATTGATGCCATTAGGCAAAGTTTCTCATTCTCTTGTAAGGCATAACAAGTTGTGCAACATCTGGGTCAAGTTGTGAAGATACTCTTATTGCGCCCATGTCACCAAAGCCAGCAATACCAAGAGGAGAGTCTAAACGTTTGTAAATTCTTGATGCTTGAATGATACAAGCCTGTTTAATTGCGATTGGTACAGATGGCCAACCATAAACACCAATAACTTTAATTAATGCTTCGCCACCTGAGATAGGCCAAAGGTAATCTCCAACAGCTCTAATAGTTGTGTAAGGCCAAGGTATTCCATCAAGCACACCGTTAAGTGGTTCAAGTTGATAGTCGTCTGTTCCCCAAGTTGTATCAAAAACACCATCAGCATCTTGAGCTGTAGTAATTGTTACTGTTCCGTTTGCTAAATCATCAACCTCAACAACGTAATCATCTTGAGCTACAAAATATCTTGTTGCAGTTCCATAAGAATAAAATTGACGTGCAGCATAACCGTCTATCAGTCTTGAAGCAGATTCAACTGCCATTTCAAGCAAAGAATCATCAACGTTGTCAGTAATTCGTAAGGCTGCTTTCACTTCTGAAAGTGAGGCGTAGCCATTTGTTATAGCCAAAGTAACTCCTAAGTTCTCTTCTTTAGTCTAGTGGAGATTTTTGACCCCAGTTGCCCTTGTATTTTATCAAAAAATCATTCTCAATGACTAAATTTAGCCTTCCAAAAACAGTTTCTTTTCTTTTAGATTTTGAGTCTGTAAAATCGCTAAAAGCTACCCTAACATTTTTTGCTGCTTGGCAATAATTTTTTGTCCATGATATTTCATACCCAATTGCTTCTGATTTAGATTTTGGTATAGGTATCTCAATTTTACTAAGATGGACACGCTCATAAATACCCATATACATTCCAAACATGCTGGGGTCATTAGTTAAAGCTATTGAGCCTTTATCGTTGTAAAGCAAATCAAACAATTTTTCATCTTTCACCACGACTGAATCTTGTAAAAACATAAACCTATCAATCTTGGTATTGTTAAAAACCCAATTTATTTTGCCTAACTCGTAAGTAAAATCTGATAAAACTAGGACTGGTTTTGTGATGGATTTTAGGCATTGTGAAAGCCATTCTTCACGCCCAGGCGTTGTGCCAATAATTATCACAACTGTCCTTTGATGAACGTACTTGAAATGCCTTTAGTGTAAGGAATATAGATTAACGAAATATTTTTGCTATCTAACCAGTCTTGGTTAAATTGCATTTGCGCATAATAATTTTTTGTAGCCCAATCAGAACCAATCGCAATCACATCAACTGATTGCACCATTTCAATAGTAATTTTAGAATCTTCGCCACCAGAATTTTCAACAACCTCATCAACATACCGACAGGAATCTAAAACATCTTTTCTTTGCTGAAAAGACAAAATTGGTTTCTTCTTCTTATACTTAAAAATAAATTCATCAGTATTCAGAGCAACAACAACCCGACCACCCACACCAGCAATCTCTTGACAACGTTTCAAAAAATTGACGTGTCCTGCATGAAATAAATCAAAAGTTCCACCTGTGTAAACCTTTAATCCCAACTATTCCTCTTTCTGCGCCTTATTGACCAATTCCCCTCTGAGAAATCTTCGTCTTTTATTTTTTGTTGGTAATAGTCAGCATTATCTGCAAAAGTCCTGTTATTGATTTCTTGAAACCCTGCTTTAAGAGTAGAAGAATTATCGTGAGCAATAGGAATGAACGAATGTTCAACTTCAAAACCTTTCTGTAAACATCTTCTTTCAAAATCATTATCCTCAAAATATGCAGGATGCAAAGCCTCATCAAATAAACCAACTGATTCAACAACTTTCCAACCAACAGAAAAAAGACACCACCCAGGCGCACCTCCTGATAGAAGAAGTTTGTCAGGAGAAGACTTTTCAGAAAACATTTTTAATGATTCACCAGCAAATTCAATATCAAAATTTGCTACAAGCCAATAATCTGAGAAAGGTAAAGATTTGATTCCAAGATTCCAAGAACCAGCCACACCGAAATTGCTTGGAAGTTTTATGTGATGGGTTTTGTGAACCCAATTATTCCAAGTTGGTGTCCAATCATGATTTCTTGCACCATTATCAATGATTATTAAATCTTTTACAGGGTAGTTGATTGAAGCAATCATTCTGTCTAGCAAAGAATGTCTAGTCAATACAGGAACTATCAGCGCAGGTATCAAACCAGTCTCCCTATCTTCTCAAAATCCTTAATTTTGCGTTTATTTCGCTTTTAACAGGCATTAGGCGAGAAGTTTTGCTAACGCAGGTTTCCAATGAGTTTCATAAACACTATCAGCATCATACTGTTTAGCAAAGTCAATTGCTTTCTGGCTCTTAACACGACCTCTGTTATACGCCTGTTCAAGTGCATCAACAATTTCAGGAACAGATGGCAAATGAAACCACGCTTTTTGAGGTGCGTTCCAAAGTGGTTGCCCACCAATTAAATAACCATCACCACAGAGTTCTGCTGAAGCTGCAAAATTAGAAACAATCACAGGAACACCACAGGCTTGCGCTTCAACTGTTGGTATACCAAATCCCTCACCATAACTTGTTGCAAGCAAAACATCCATACCTGTATAGGTGCTGGCTAACATTTCTTGAGGCATACCACTTCTTAAAAGATATGGGTCAGCAAAAACAACTTGGTCTTGAGGAATACCACAGGATAAAATTAAATCTCTCAAATTAATTCCACCTAGCGAACCACCTGCTTCAGTATGTAAATACAAAACAACGTCTCTGTGTTTTTGTGCAAACATTGAAAACGCTAAAATGTTTTCACCAAATGCTTTTCGATTAGGCATAACTCCCTTATTTGCTGCGTTCATCCCAACAACAAATTTGTCTTCAGGAATACCCACCAATTGTCTTGCTGTTAAAGTTTCATCATTAAAAGCTATTTGACTTGTTGGTTTGAAAACAGGTTCAATAGCATGAGGTATATACAAACAATCAACGTCAGAGTTTTGAAAAATCTTTTGACCATACTGGCTCATTGCGATAGGTGTAACAAATTTTTGTTTAGACCATTTCATTACATCAGGTGGTGCTGGCATGTGGTCAATTGGTGTCCACGAAGCAACATTCCAATCAGCCCACTTATCCCCACGAAAAACCCAAACATCAAACAATGTTAAAAGAAGATTTTGTGCTTCAGGGTCTTCTTGTGACCAGTCGTACATGTGCGCTGGCACAATGTCATTTGAATATGTTTCGTGACCTCTTGGATAAATTTTAATGTCACCGTAAGGGGTATTCCAATTTGTTGAATTTGCTTCTAAACCGTAAAGGGCAGCAATGGCAATTTCATGACCATGCTTTTTTAATCTTGTAGTTGCTTGTGCTGTTTGTGTTCCATAACCAGTACTTGCCCAAGGTGCATTTGAAACCCAAAGGATTCTTGCTGGTTTTGTCTTATCAACTTTTTTATTTTTGCTTAAAGCTCTTCGTTCTTCACGATTCACACAGGACTCCATATATACGCAGGTGTCTCCCACCTTATTACAGATGGGAGACGAATTATGTCTAGGACACGACCTGCGCTTCGTATCCTAGAACTTTTTTCAAATCAGACTCGGTTTAGGAGTTTGAAGATTTGAAGTATTTGACGTGACTTGTTTGAATCAAGTTACCATCAACTCTGAAAGTAGCTCTGAAAGTTACTAGGTCGTTAGAAAACGCGAAGTCATCTGAACGGTCTAATCTCAAGCCACCAACTTGACGAACGTAGTAGCTTGGCAAGTTACCAAATATAACTGGTCTAACTGCTGAAGCTGCTGTTGCCATTGCTGGGTTTTCATAGATTGGGTATCCAAGTAGCAAGTCGCGTGCTTCTGCTGAAAGAGCTGGTGTGAACAAGTATTGTCCTTGACCATCTTTCAACTTACGCACGTTTGCAATAGAAGTTGCGTTCATTTGGAAACCTGTTCCTGGTAAACGTCTTCCTGCAGTATCAACTGAATAAACAAGGTCGATTAAGTTGTCTGCTGTTGGGTTTAGAGAAGTTCCTGTTAATGCAGAACCTGCTCTTGTAACGATTCCGTTTGGTTGAACTGTTCCTGTACCAACGGTCAAGGCGTTGTTAATTGCAAAGCCCATTGCGTTTCCAGTTTGTTCTGCCAAGAATCCAAGAATATCCACGCCAGCATCTTCAATTAATTCGCGTGAAACTTGGGTCAAGAATGAGTACTTGTATGCACCAAGAGTTACGAAACTGTTGAAAGCTGGGTCAGATTCTCCAATTACGCTTCCCTCTGAAGTTACTGTTCCAGTTGAGTATGTACTCAATGATGGAATTTGTAGGTTTTCGCCACCTGCAGTATTTAAGATGGTTGAGGTTTCTAGCATTGGGCCAACGAATCTTGCTAAGAACAGAACTCTGTCATAGAAAGAAGTTGGAACTGGTGAACCAGTTGAACCAGTTGTTACGTCTCTTTTTTCAAAGTCGTAAGAACGGATTTCACCTTTTGCTAATGCACGAATTGCATCTGCATCATTCTTTGAGTTGCGTGATTCTGCAACTGGTCTTGCTTGGTTTTCTAAACCTGACATTGCTTGAGCAGCACGTTCTTCACGTTCTGCATCAGACTTTAAGGTTTCGATAACTTTCGCGCGTGAGTCGAGGTCTTGAGAAATACGGTTGTATTTTTCGTTTTCTTCGGCTGACAGGTCGCGACTTTCAGCAGCAGCAGTATCTAGGAGAGCTTTTGCCTCTGCCCATGATTTCTGACGTGCTTCGTGTTGTTGCTTAATGTATTCAGACATTAAATGCACTCCAATAGCGATAGTATTTGTTTTGAGATTGTTAGACTGCGAGGCTCACTCGACAGTAATAATGGTGGTGGCATCCACGCAACCATCATTATTATTGTATATCAGGTTTTAGCGTGTTTCTTTTATTTCTACAATTCTGGTTTCTTGAACTGGGTTAAAGTTTTTAACTTCTGGTTTGTCAATATCGATAATTGCTTGAGCAAATTCATCAGCAAGTTCTGCAATAACACCTGAACTTGGGTTTCCTGCGACTTGTAAAATTGTTGATTTAATTTTTTCTTTATCCATTTGTTATACCATTTTCATTAGTAGGTCAAGTTGTTTGCGTTTTAGTTCTAGCAAATCATCTTGAGTTGGTTCATTGCCTCTAAGTTTTGTTACAACTTCTTGTAACAAGTCAGCTTGTGAATCAGCAAGTTTTTCTCCTGCTTCTAACTTAATCATGGCATCAGCCAAAGCATCAGCATCAACATTTGTTCTAGAAGCCAAAATATCTAAAGAACGCACACTTGCAGTTGTTGCTTCATATGCTGGGAAACCTGTAACAATTGAAACTTCATGCAATCTGATTTGGTGTAGTTCACGAGTCATTCCATCATTAGACCACTTGTCACCTTTTGCTGGAACAGAGAAACCAAAACTCATTGCGTGAACATCTCCACGTTTCATAAGAACAGCCAAGTCACGACCTGCTGTTGTGTCAGGCAATGTTGCTTCTGCTAACAAACCTGTTGAGTCTTCTGTGAGTTTTAACGTTTTTGAACGTGTGGATGCAAGTACTTCATCCATATTGTGATTCTTAAAAAGTTTCACTTCGTTTCGTGCTTTCAGTGAACGTTTGAAAGCACCAGGCATGATTCTTTCAATGAAAGGTAGTGGCTCAGAATCGCTGTTGAAAACTGCAGCGTAACCTGTGAAACGCATGCCATCAGCTTCAGCGTTGTCAATTCTTAATTCAAAATCTATATCTGTTTTTACTCTGCGTTCAACTTTAGACACTTTGTTTTCCTTTTCTTCTTTGTTTAATTTTACATTAACTGAAGACCAACGTGATTGTTGTTCTTCTGCATCTAGCCTGTCAATTACTCCTTGCGCGTAATCAAGAGTTCTTTGTGCTGCTCTTTTAGATGGGCCACTTCCCCAAAGCAAATGAGCAACAAGTCCTGCACCTGGGTAGCCAGGGTCATTTTGATTATTGTTCTGTGGTGCATCTAAATCAACAAGGTGTCTAGCAATCCAAGGTGCAATCCTGCGCCACTTATCCTCAGACACACGACCATCAGCCATATCTCGTGCTTCTTGTTTAGTTTTATCTGTTAAACCATCTCCACCAAAACCTTGACGATTTAGTTCCAATCCTCTGCGAGCAGCAGCACGCATGTAAGCAGGTGGTGTTAAATTGACTTGTCGTTCTTCATCAGGATTATCCTCATCACTCGGTACATCTGGGACATCAGGAACATCTAAAGCAGTTATGCCTAAATCTCGATAAACTTTACGCATTGTTTCATTGTTATCAATTGCAAGAATAATGTTAAACTCTTTTAGCAAATTTTCTGCTGTTGCTTTCTTAAAATCTGCTGTGTCAGCCGTTGAACCAGGATTCATGAAAAGTCTGTCATAGTCAATACTTAATTCATCTAATTGAGCAATTGTAGATTCTCTATCATCAGAGTTTCGCCCAGTCACAATAAAAATTTCTGTATCTTCCATATCATCAAGGAAATTGTAAACCTTTTCAACTCTAGAACCACCGTCAATTAAAGTTCCATCAATATCAACAATCACAGCTTGTGGACCAGAATCTAAACGTCTGCTTCTTAAAGCATTTATTTTTGTCAAGGTTGAAAATTTATGTGCAACCTTTACATCTGTTGATTCATAACCATCAGCCATTTCTCTAAATACAACAATTAATGCAGCAGGGTCATCAGGAGTGCCAGTAATTGTGAATGAAGAATTTGGAACATTTATTGAGCCATCACGAACAATTCTTTCAATTTGACCTCTTGCCCTACCACCAGCACTATTCCAAGAAACAAAATCATTCACTTTTAGCGCATTTGGTTCTGCTCTTTCACCACCAGGTTCAATTTCTTCAGCAAGTGAAATTGCTACCATCTGGTCAATAGCTTGTTGTTTAGTTGTGTGACAACCCATAACTTCGCCATCTTCTTTAATAGTTGCCCAGCCAGAACAATCAGGTGATGAATCAGTAATAAAATATGGCATTACAAAACCTGCTTTATGACAGAAACTGTTGCTGTTGAAGTTGTAATAATTGCGTACAAAGCATTTCCTGGCGCTAAACTTATTTCAAAAGAATCTTGCTTAATCAACCTCAAACCTGTTGAAGTTGTTACAGTTGAATTACCTATGTAAACATTGTCTGTGTTGTCGTGTAAATGTAAATGAACTAAAACTGGATTGGTCTCACCAGCAACCAACAAAGTTGGAGAAGTTGTAACAGTAACCTGAGAAGTTGATAAAGGCATTAACCCATCCTAAAGAATCAGTAACAGGTCTGCTTCATCCTGTCTTATTGAAAAGTCTATACGATTTTGCGCTGAGGCATTAAAATTTGCTGATATTGTGTCAGGTTTTAACATCAATATCTTTACTGGTTTTTTTGTTTTAATAATCACAGGAATTTCAGGTTCAAATATAGGTTCTAGTTTTGGTTTGACTTTTCTTTGATAAGGACCTCTTGAACCGTATTGAGGTTCAGGTGGTGCTGGTGGTTCTCCACCTGTTGCTGTGCCTGATGCAGATAGTCCACCAAAATTTGATTCACCTGAAGCCTCAAGAACAACACCTAGAGTTCCTAAACTTTGAAGCCCATCAAATAATGATTGCGCTAACGCTGTTTTTGTTATGACTGTTTGGACTAATGATTCAAGTGAACCAAGGCTTGTAGCACCTTGAGCTGAATGTGCTACATCTGCTGATGCTATTGAAGTGATAGCACCAAGTGAGGCTTGAGCTGTTTGAGGATTAACAACAGAGGCTGTGGCTGATGAAGACAGACCATTTAGATTTGATGAGCCTGTTGCTGAAATGTTTTCAGTCGTGCCATACAAAGTGTTAGTGTCTAAAATTCCTCTGACTTCGGAATCAAGAATGAGTGAGCCTGTGGCACTCATTGTTTTAGCTTGCGACTGTTAGAGATGCAGTTAAAGAACCTGAAGCAATAGTTACTGTGTCTCCTGCTGTGTAAGGATTTGAAGTTATTGTTCCAGAGAATAAAAAGTTACCTGCTGTCAAATTGTCCCAAGCTGTAAAATGTGTGGCATCTTGTGAACCTGCAATGTTTGTCCATGTGGCTGCTGAATCTGATGCAATGCTTCCGTTTGCTGCTGCTGCGAATGTCACAACTTTTCTTGTAGTTTCAGTTGCAGGACTAGTTGTACCGTTTGCACCTGGGTCTCCAACGTGTAACTTTATGTAAACATCTGCAACAGAAAATGCTGTTGCGTTACCTAAAGCATCCAAAAATTTGTTTGCTGTGTATGCGCTTAAACCAGTTGCCATTATTATTCCTCAGTTGTTTCTATGATTCTTGTAATTAGATTGTCTTTATCTCTTTCAACAGTTCTAATTGTTTGTTTAGATTCTGGTGCATTAACATTTACAATCGGTGGTGCAACATTGATAACTGCTGGTGGCACATTAACAATTGTTTCAGGTATCTGAACATTAACTTCACTTGTTCTCGTAATGTCATAAACTGATTCAGGATTTGTTGGGTCAATTTGTGCAACCTGTTGCAATTGTGATGATGGAAGCCCTGTGTGTTTAATCGGTGGAAGACCAAGAGCTGAAAGAACTTGTCCTGGGTCATAACCTGATAGAACAAGTCTTTGAGCCATCTGAACCTTTTTATCCTGCTCAATAACATCAGCTTCAGCAATGTTTATGTTTGCCAAAGAAACTCTGAATTGGTCTCCCTCTTCAACAGGTCGTAAATCTTCAAATCTTCTAATGTCGTTCACAGAATAAAAGCCTGACTGTAAACCAATTGAGTAACCTTGGATTCTTGTTGTGTAATCTCCACGCAATAAACCATCAACGTTGAATTTGATGAAAGCCTCATTTGGAAGAAGTCTTGAATAGGCATCTTCAATTTTTTGAACATAAGGTCTTAATGTGTGTGTCACAAAGTTTATGTTGTTTTGTTCAACACTTGCATAACTCATTGCACCAGGTGTGGTGACTTGAATCATGTGTAAAGGAACTCTAAAGATTCTTGCAATTTGTTCAACAGCGAATTGTTGTGATTGCAACATTTGTGCTTCGTCAGGTGGTGAACTTGTCTTTGTATATTTTGCACCACCAGAAAGGATTCCTGTTTTGTGTGCTTTCTTAAATCCTTTATGCGAGTTGTCAAAATTGTTTCTTAAATCTTTTGCTTGCTCAGCAGTTAAGTTTCCTGGGTATTCAATGATGCCTTGTGTTGTTGCGCCTTGACCAAAATATCTTGCAGCAAAACTTTGTAAAGCTGAAGCCAAACCTAGGTTTTCTTTTAGTTCTGCTACACGACTTAGTCCACGAGTTGCACCTGGTGTGCGAATTTCTGTAATGTGAATCATGTCTTGTTGTGCAACAGTTCCATTTACACCGTTGTCAATTACATATTCAAGTTCTCTTGTTTGAGGATTTCTATTTATTGCAACTCTTGTTGGGTCTATGCAAACAAGGTTTGCAACATCTCCACGCGCATCACGATAAATTCTTGTGAAAGAGTTTCCGTCAATAAGTAAAGATACAAGTAATTGTTGATAATGTTCGCTTCTTAATAAATCTACATCTGGTCTTTGTACCCATTCAGGTCTTGGTCTGTAGGGAACTCTGTTGCCGTCTCTTCTAACATAAGAATCAACTGGAAGTGTTGAAATGGTGTCAGATATTAAAAGGACACAAGCGTAAAATGCGCTGATACGCATTGCTGATTTTTCGTCAATTGGTGCGCCTGATTCTGTGGTGAAAGCAAATGTGTCACCAGCACCCCAAATGGATTGAAAACTTATAGCTCTGTTCTCAGGAAGATTGAATAAATTGTTTAACATTATTTACTTCTTTCAATAGCGATACCTAAAACTAAACATGATAGACCAGCAACTGTTATACCTGCTGGGATTGAGACTAAAAAGATTCCTGTGGAAATTAAAACAAGACCTAGGACTTGGATTATTGTTGCTAACAAAAAAACTCCTTAAACAAAAAA